TGGCATCGCGCATCACCTTGCGGTTTTCGGCTTTACTCAGCGCCGCCAGATCGTCAGCTATATCAAGCAGGCCGGAAAAATCCAGTTTTGTATCGATCACGGCTTCACCCCCTGCTTACAAAGAATTTCGAGTTGGGAGCCCTTCGAATCGGCAATCGGTGGCGCGGCCACATCGAGGACCTGGCCTTTATAGGGACCGGTCAGCACCTTCAGTTTTGATGCAGCAGTGATATCAGTACGGAAGCGAACCCAGACACGGATCGTTGCCTCAGCTATTTCAGCACCAGCAGAGATTTGCTCGCGCCCGCTGATGCCTTTAATTTCGGCCCACACAGGTGCCCCTTCATGCCACTCTTTATCAGGCTGCCCAGAATCCGTTCGCACGGTAGTGAAGTTCATAATGGCTATGCGCTTATTGAGTCTTCCCGCCTGCATATCAACGCCACCTCCGCTGAAGGAATAAAATCGACTCAACCCCCAGAGGGATCTCTGACGTGATATTCCCGATGTTCACAGCCTCACGGTTGCTGTACCAGTGGCCGACCATGAGCAAAATGGCTGCCCACAGTCCACTGTTAAAGAGGATTTCTCGCGGTGCGGGCTGGCCTTCCACAGATATAGACAACGTTTCTACAAGCTTGCCGTCGCAGTAGCTTTCGACGTAACTGATCGCCGCAAGCGCATAAGCCCGGATGAGTACATCCTCTTCGCTGTCATCAACCCGAAGATGCATTTTTATCTGCTGGAACTGGTCATCGGTAATGTCCATAAAAGACGGGCGGGTTGCCCCGCCCCCTCCATTAACTGCCTGAAGCGGTAAACGTGCCTTTGATGAGTGCTTTCGGGCGATAGTGCGCCAGCGCCAGACGCTCTTCACAAAGGATGGTGAGCATGTTTTTCACGAAGTTATCGCGGTCCTCGCGGCTAACCTCGATCGTTGCATCCATGCGATCCCATACCTGTGACGCCATATCAAAGCCGCCTACGGTGAACGAACCCACAGCCTGAGCCTTCGTTGGTACCACCGGCAGCCCCCACATGATGTTACTGGTGAATGCCTGCGGACCGCCGAAAATATAGCGGCCTTCGTTATCCTTCAGCAGTGCAATGTTGTGCCAGTCACGAGGGTTGAGAATGATGCCTGACGCGCTGAATTCAGATTCGCTGACCTGGTAAATTGCGTGTGCAATGATGTCAGCCCGGGTATCGCCCGCCACGTTAAGTGAGGCATCATAGGCGGTCGCTACGTGGTTGATACCTTCCAGGTCATCACCACTGCCATCACCATTCAGCAACTGCTCTTCTTCCTTCAGAGCAAGGCCGTAGAGCAGGCGGTTATTCACGTAGGATTGCAGCATCGGGGCGTCATCCATAACCTGACGGGAAGCCTGAATCCAGTGCGCAATAGTTTTCACGTTGGCAGTTTGCTTGCTGAAGGTGATGTCTGATTCAGGCTTGAGCGCTTTCTCAGCTACCACATCAGCGTTGTTGGTAAACAACTCTTCACGCACGTACTCCAGCGAGTTACTGGAAATGCGTCCCTGCGCCAGCAGATCACGAATGGTCAGGCGTCGCAGGCCCGGCATAACAATGCCCGGTACCTGCATCGGCTGGATCAGGCTTCCGGCTGAACCTGCATCACTTCCCAGGGATTTGTTAAATGTTTTGGCATCAAACAAAGACTTGCTGCCGTTCCAGGATTTGGTGAGCTCTTCCGCCGCGCGTTCCGAGAACGATTTTTTCTCACCGGGATTTTCAGCACCGGAAGAGAATTTTTGCTCCAGGTCGAACAAACGGGTACCGGCTGATTTGAGTTCTTCCTGTACTTTTACCAAATCATCCTGCAACTGTTTGGAAACAGTGCCAGTGCTTTCGATTTGTTTTTTCTGCTCATCAAAGAGCCCCTGCATTTTGGAATGGGATTCTTCGATGGCTTTCTGGATCTGAGCGAGTTCCGACATAATTATTGTCCTAACGTATTGGAAAATTGAGCGATGCTCTTGAGGAGGGCATCAATTGATGGTTGGTTTTCGTCGCCTTCGGACTCGCTCCGAACCGCTGACTTAAACCGGGCAATAAGCCCGACTGCCTGTGATTTGCTGAGTCCGACTGAATCCCTCAGCCAGTTCTCCACATCACGGATTGTTTCAATGCCATCAACGCTTTTCATGGCTGCCACACCAGCAAGCTCGTTGGCCGGGAAGGTGCAGACGCTGATTTCGCGCAGCACCTGGATATTTTTGAAAATGCGTCCACTGGTGCCGATCGAATAGTCGTCTTTGTTGACCAGGAATCCGACGGACATTCCTTCAACGGTGCCGTGTTGCATTGCCGCTTTCAGGTCAGTTGCGCCACTGTGTCCCGGTGTTAGCTGGCCGCGCACATACAGCCCTTTGTCGTCTTCCGCCAGGCTGTCCCACTTCCCCACCGGTAATTCCCAGGTTTTGTGGTTGAAGAACATCGCCACTTTTCGGCTCTGACTGGTAAGCGCGCTTTTGAAAGCACCGGGCAGGATGATGTCGCCGTCTGAATCGGTATTGTTAAACACGGAGGCGTACCCCTCGAAAATCCCCTGCTTACCGTCGCCGGTAAACTTGATCTCCGTTTCATCAAACGACAGTGTTTTTACGATCTCAGGCATCACGGCCCCCATAAAAATTAAGCCCCGCTGTTGCGGGGCTGTTGGTCTTGTCCGATTTGGGTGATAGGGACATATTGCGATTGCCGCATGGCTACATCCCCACCAGGTAAAGGAGGCATATTATCCAGCCGGCGCTGCTCATTAATTGTGCGTAGGCCCGCCTCCCCCATTGCTTTCATGAATGCGGCGCGGGAGGTGGAATCACCCCGCAACAGTCCATCCAGGTTATGTTCTGCGTGGAAGCGGCCCACATCAGCTGGTTTAAGCATCCAGCGCTGTATGCAGTTTTCCCAGCGTGAGATATAGGGTTGCAGCGTGTATTGCAGAAAACCGAGGTTTTGCTGTTCAATACCGGTGCCCCAGCTTGTTGATTTTTCAACATCACCGACGAGATGAGGTGGAACACCGAAGAAACGGGCCAGTTCACTGACCTGAAATTTTCGTGACGCCATTGTTTCGGCGTCCTGCGGACTTACACCGATATCATGTGTGTTGAAATTGGCTTCGAGGATCCAGAGCCGTTTTTTAACCGGCCCACCCGCTATTTCTCTGAAGTTTTCTTCCAGTTGGCTGCGCTGATCTTTCGTCAGCACCTTGTCACCGGTCGTCAGTATCTTGGGTGACTTCGCGCCGTTGGCGTAGAACTCCCGTTGCTGGTCTTCCATAGCTACAGCAACGCCAGCAGATTTGCAGGCATGCGCTATCGGTGAAAGTCCCACCAGACCGTTGAAGCCGAATCCCTTGAGATGGAATATTTCTTTTTGCTGAAAATTGGCGTATTCCCGATCCCGTTTGTAACGGTACACAATCTTTTTACCTTCCAGCCTGACATCCATGTTTGCGGAAAGCAGAGGCAGGAGGCTTATCACATCTCCGGCGGCGTTCCGCTCCAGTAGTGCATAGGCGTTACCATAGAAGCAAAGCTGCATGGTCATTGCTTCACGAAATTCCTGTGCTGTCATGTACTGATTAGGCGAATACCGCAGCAGTCGGGCCAGGGGATTATCAAGCCCAACCTTTGAACGGTTATCACTGCTGTCTGTTTCATATACATCCAGCGGCAGACAGGCAGTGAGCGTCGATATCAGAGAGACGCAACGCCAGACCGTCGATATCTGTAAAATTCGCTCATCGTTAATCACTGAATCGCCGAGGCTGCCACTTGCAGAAACCGGCCCGGTTTGCGATCCCTGATCGGGTGTAACGAGCCTGCCACCGACGAACCATGACGCCAGGCGCGCCCACCAGCCATTGTTGGTGCGCAGGTCTACTGTGTATTGTGTTTCGTCCATCACATGCTCAGCGGGTTAGAGAAAAAGTCATCGATGTTACCTTCGTCGGCAACATCGCCATCAGCCGCACCAATAGCCATTGCGGAAGCCACCACGCCATCAATACGGCCGGTGCTCTTCTTCTTGGCAAATACGCGGTTTTCTTTCTGATCAGCTTCAGTAACAGCCGAGGAAGCGTTCCAGCGAAGGCAGGGGTTTTTCTGGATGATAATGGTGTTTTCATCCAGCAACTCCTCGAAAAGTTCCAGCGAGTGCGGCATCCACAAACCAGATTCCTGGGCCTTGTAGAAACCCTGACCATGCGGGATAAGCGGAACAGTAACGCCAGCGGCCTCAAGTTCCGGCTCAAGGTACTTGATCCGGTACTGGTCAAATGCGATTGCTTTGATATAAAAGCGCATGGACAGTTCTGCCATACGTTCGGCAACAAACCCGTATTTAACCGCTTTGCCCGGCGTCGTATGTATGTAGCCGTTGCGTTCCCAGACATCATAGGGGACGCGGTCCGTTTTAGCGCGCTCTGCCAGCGTGTCCTTTGGCGTCCAGAATTCAACCACCAGTTTTTTCAGGCGAGGGAAATACAACGCCAGCGCGGTAAGGTCGCGAGTTCCGGACAGGTCAAGACCGCCATAACACTCTTCACCTTCCAGATTGGCGAGGTCAAAATCCTCTTCACAGGCCATCCAGACATCGCTGCTCATCCAAGGATTATCCGCATCAACCCACTGACAAAAGTTGAGCCGCCTTACGATGCTCTCTTTTGATGGCATGCCGCGCGCCTGCGTGACCTGCTCACGCAAATACCGTTCACTGAATGTATGCCCAAGGGACGGGTTAGCTTTTTTCCAGCACGATTCATCCTTAAAAGGATCGTCGCCTTCATCGAGCGAACAGATGAAAGAGAAGAAGCTGTCATCCTCGCGGGTGCCCGCCGCAACCTGCCGACCGTACTCGTGATAGTCGAAACACACGCTGGTTTTATCGTGGCCGCTGTTGGTTATCATGAAAATCAACGCCTGCCGCCGGCCTTTCGTCCCGGCGCGCATCATTTCAACGACCTGGTTACTTTTGTGCTCGTGAATTTCGTCAATCAGCGCACAATGCGGGCGCGGACCGGACTGTCCATCGTCGGAACTGATCGGCCTGAAAAACGAACCAGCCTGGAGAAAAGCGAGGTTCCACTCTTTACCGGCACCGCCAGACTTTGCAATCCGCTGCGCCAGCGCCGGTGACTGATCGACCATCGCTACTGCGTCACGGAAGAGGATCATGGCCTGATCTTTTTTCGTTGCAGCAGCATAAACTTCTGCTCGCGGTTCTTTGTCAGCAACCAGACAGTAGAGCGCGACACCTGCCGCAAGTGGAGATTTGCCGGAACCTTTCCCGGATTCGACATAAGCCATTCGAAACCGCCGGTACCCGTCGGCATTTTTCCAGCCAAATATCGATCCGACGATGAAGCACTGCCACGGCAGGAGATTGAAAGGTTTACCTTCATACTCCCCGCCGTTGAGCTTCAGCACCTTCGAGAAAAAATCGATTGCGCGCTGTGCGGCCTCGACATCCCAGGTCAACCTGCGGGCATGGCAGGATTCCAGATCCGCAAGATGCCGCTTGCAGGCGTTTTTGATATCAGGCCCGGCAACCTCCTTACCCGAATCCACGGCCATTGCATACTTCGTTGCCGGGTCAACCGAAGAACTGGTTGAGCGGGTCTTCTTCTTGTTCTCCACCATCAACTTTCACCTTAGTCCTGGCGGCAGGAGTCAGACCAAATTCGACCAGGTAACTTTTGAACCGGCGATCCGCATCAGCGAGCATCGCCACCGCCGGGTTTGCTTTTATCAAAAAGCCGCCATCAGTCTTTACCGTGTAGGTTCTCCCCTCATCGGCGATCGTCAGACGTAGTTGCAATATGTCAGCGTAAATATCGCAAAGACGCTCGAGCGCCAGCGTGTCGGCAACTGTTAGCACCCCCATACCGTCAAGCAGTACGGTGAGCTTCCCCCATGCAACTTTTCCCCAGTCAGTGAGGTGAGATGGGGGACTGGGGATCTCTTTCGCTGGTGTGGGCTCTTTGTCGTTGAGTTTTCGTTTGCCCGGATTCCCGGTCACCACCTTGAGGTGTGTCGGTTTCGGGCGTCGTCCGGCCATCGGAACCTCCCGGAAAAAACTTTTCATTTCGCGGTTGTGCACAGAAATGAGGGCTGGCGGTCATTTGGGTGGTCGGTTTTGAAGATTTACCCTCCCCCCCTGCCTGCCTGCCGATGATTGCACTCAAAATGATTGCATTTGCAATCATTTCATTCTGATGTTTTCCACCAGTGCGAACCTGGGTCAAGCGGAAGTCCGTCTTCGTCACAGCCAATGACAACCCCTCGCTTTTCCATGCGCTGTTTTGTTGAGTCATGATGTTGCTTGCACAGGGGCTGCCAGTTATCCGTGTCCCAGAAGAGACGTTGCGCCCGCGCTATTGCAGTACGGTCGCCAGAGTTGATAGCCTCCTTCAACTTGTGCGGCCTGATATGGTCAACTACTGAGGCCGCCTCCGTCCTTCCCTGTTGCGCGCACATTACACACAGTGGATGAGTACGCAGGAAGGAGCGCCGGGCCTTATCCCATCGACTGCCATAGACTCTTGGCTCACTCTTCAAGCGACCCTCCATGCGCGGCGGCGTTCCGCCCTCGCCTCACCATCTGGATGGCGCTCGACGGGTTCTCCATCGGCATGATCTACAAGCGACCAGCAGGGGTACACCACTGGCGCCCCCCATGCATCACCCAGCGCGAAGTCAGCGGGCTTGCTGCTGTCCCAGTGAGCCAGCACCTTTGGCAGGTACTGAGGCGGAACGCTGTAGCACACGCCATGAATGAGCTGTGGCAGTGTGATGAAATCAGAGCGAGTCCTGTCGGCAGCAATCAGCCGCTCGGCTATCTGCGGCTGGTACTGCGGCGGGCGGCCCGTCCCCAGATAGAAGGAGCACAAGTCATCCGGAAAGCGCGCCAGCCAGTCAGCAACCTTATCAGTGAAGCCATGAACGGGCAGTGCATCATCTTCCAGCACAACCACACGGCATGACTGCTCAGCAGCCCACGCCAGCGCGCGGCGGTGATTCCAGTTGGCACCGTGCTCACAATCATCTACCAACAGGTAAGCATCCAGCAGCGCAGCGAGCCGTTGTGCAGAACAGAGGCGGAAGTGATGACCGACCACCACAAATTTAATATCTTCATCCACCCAAACATCTCCAATAAAAAAGCCGCACGATGGCGGCTACTGTCTGAATATCAGGGTATGCTTTCTCTTTAACCGCAGATATTGCATTGCTTTTGTGTTGTCTGGCTTATTGAAGCTGCCTACAACTTTTAAAATTAATAACGAGGTAGATATGTCACTTGATGAACACTTAGTCCCTGAACGTACCTGCGGCGAATGCACGGTATGCTGCGTATCTCTTCGCATTGAAGAACCAGAGCTTACGAAAAGAGCAGATGTACCGTGCCCTAACTTATTATCTACAGTGAAAGGCTGCGCGATTTACAACTCCAGGCCCGCAGTGTGTCGTACCTGGTATTGTGGGTGGCGAATAATGCCTTTTGTGAATGAAGACATGCGTCCTGATAAATCGAAGGTATTAATCAAAACAGATGGTCATCAATTTATTTTTCAACCATTAACGATCCAAGATGTTTCTTCATTACTCAACATGAATGTTATGGAAGCAATAGCCACTCTTGTAGTCAATGATGTATCTGTTCAAACATCTATCCCTACCCGGCCTGGGTTCTGTAATGCTTTGTCTCCAGTTAATGACATTTTAAAGCCATCATTGAAAACGATGAACCTAACAGAGGGAAAACAAGCTATAAGGACACTCATTTTTCGTGCTCGGCATGCTCAAACTCTTCCGGAAAAAGATTGACTTTGCTGGTTTCGGAGAATATTCCCTTTCCAAACTCAACTGGCTGGATGCGTCTCAATTTTGCGATGCAACTTGTATCAAGGGCATCCAGGCTGTTCATTAATCTTGGATCGCTTTCAACCAAAGCACCTTTTACTTGTGTTTCCACCATGCGGCCTCCTTACCGATACCATCAGTTTTGAACACGGTATGAACCTGAGGGCCGGTTACGATGCGATCACCAAAGCGTTTCGCCACTATGCCGAATGCCAGCATATCGCCGATAGCTGCCGGTGCTTTCTCTGTCTTCCAGAAGCGGTGGCACTCGAGCAGGTAGTACAGCCGCACGATGCCATGAGCAAAAGACATGACATCTTCGCGCAGGCCGCCAAGCAGCCCGGCGTTAAGCATCACATCGTTGCGGTGCTGTTCGATGAAGTCCTGACAGATGCGCTCAGGGTGATGCTCACGCGCCCAGGCGTCGGCGTAGGTTTTCGGCTCGGAACCGACATAAACCATACCGGGCACCATATCTGCCCACGGTTCCCGCAGCATTTCGACATCGGTACCGTCAGTACACCAGACGAAGCGATAATGCGGCGCTGCGCGCAGAAACTGCCAGATATGCAGCCAGCGCCTGAAATAAACGTTCATTGCCACTTCCGGCACGGGAACAAGAGTAACGCCCG